AGTAGCTTAGGTCATTATAGTTCACAGATGCCAAGTAGCAACCATAAATTTCCCATGTTTCTAGGACGATTGGCTCGAATGCGCCGTTACCGCCGTCTAGGATTTCGCAACGTGTGGTAAACTTGTAGTCGATACCAGAAGAAGCTGAAGCTTGTTCCATAAAGTCCATTTGCTTCTGTAGCTGTTCGCCCATTAGCTTAGCAACCTGACCGCTTGCATCATCACGCAAGTTTAGGCTTAGATCGCCCCATGAGTGCTTGCCAGCTAGACGAACTTGTGAGTTGTAGATATCAATGTCGATTGGTGAAAATGATAGCTCTGGACGAGAAAATGAGACTACTTGTTTTGTTAGTTCTGAACGTGGGGTAGATACGCCCAAGTTTTCAAAGATCACTCGAAAGCGATACTTTAGTTTTGGCATCAACAGACCCTGTGATGGACTTGATTGGTCACCAGCTAGTGGAACTGTCATGCGTGTTAGTGAAGATACTGCCATGTTATTCTCCTTATGATACACTTATTTATGTTTTTTTCTCTGCAAAAAATACCACTTTAGACGATCAATAAATAATCACATGGAAAAGATAAACATTCTGACAAGAACATCAAACCGCCCATACGGGTTCAAGATTTGTCGTGAGTCAGTGAAAAACCAAAGTTATAAAAACATTCGCCACATTGTATCCAGCGATAATGACGCAGATATGAACTACCTAAAGCAGTTCAATGACATCTCGGTTATCAAGATCGATAAAGAAAAGTGCAATACATCTTATATGCCAAAGCACATTCCCGGTCTTCCTCATTTCAAACTCTTGCCGCATAATTTATACTGCAACCAATTGCTGGATGCTGTTGATGATGGCTGGATCATGTTTTTAGATGATGATGACATGTTGATTGACAATCGTGTGGTGGAAACAATTGTTGATTCCATTCGCGACCAAGACACCATGCTGGCATGGAGAATGAGGTTTATGAGTGGAGAAGTTATCCCGTCTGACAAACAGTTTGCTGCTCGCAAGCCCGTGTTAGGTGGCATAGGATCGCCATGTGTGCTATTTCATAGCAAGTGGAAAGATCATTTTCGGTGGGATGCTTACAAATGTGCAGATTTCAGGTTCATCTACAAGCTGCATGGTGCTATTCCAAAAAGTGTGTGGCTTAATCAAGTGCTGATTCAGCTAAACAACAACGCTGGGTTTGGTAACAGAAAAGACGTATAAGTTTTTTCAAAAAAGTATTGCTTTTTGTTTTTGTGCATGTATAATTCTGTTCATCAACTCACCCAACGGAGCAAATCATGAACTTCTTCAAAGTAGATGAAAACGGCAAAGTTGTTGAAATCGTGAACAAGGGTCAGCAGGGTTATCAAAGCCGTTGGGATTGGAAGACTTTTGATCAAGCACAAAAAGTTGCAGAGGCTGCATCAGAATTTGCTGGAGAAGAATGGATCGCAACTGATTCTGGTGGGTCAGTGTTTCCCAGATACGATATCATTCGTGCACCCAAGGTTGGTGACCTGATCAGCTACTACTTTAACGGTGATTGCTATCCGGATGGCAAAATCGTCAAGATCAGTGCAACGCGAAAGCTGGTAACCAGCAGCACCGGCAGAAAGTATTACCGTTCCAAGGAAACTGGTTCTTGGATTAATCACGGAACATGGTGCATGGTTCAAGGCCACCACACAAGCCAAAATCCTCACTTTTAATCTCACAAAAAGAAAAGCCCCAATTAAGGGGCTTTTTCTTATTCTACTTTTTGTTTTTAGACTGTGCCGCTGATTTCACCAGTATTCTTCAAACGAACTGGAATGTAGATGAATTCCGCAACCTTAGTTGGCTCGATGCTCAAGTCTAGCCAAAGTTCATTACGATCAATTCTGAATGGTGTGTTGTTGCTTGAATCACACACTACTAGGTAGTCGTAAATTGCGCGCTTTGCGGTTAGGTCGTTCATGAACTGCTCGACTTGACCCTTGAACTCATTGCGGGTTAGCTGGTCATTTGGTTCGAACAAGAACTGCTTGGCGATTGCTTCTAGTCTTGCGCGGATGTAGATTACCAAACGTGCGACGTTGATTCTGTCCAAGCCCATAGCACTCAAAGTAGCAGCATTGTTAGTGGTGTCATCAGATGAATACACCAATGTCTTGTTACCAAAGTTCAGCAGACCACCACCGGGAACAAAAGTGATTGGGTTGATGCGATATTGATAAAGAACATTACGAATGCTTTCGCGGTTTAGAACTTCGCGGAACTCGCCAGTATCTGCTTCAACGTAGCCAATGGTCTGTGCATTGTCGATAATACCACGGCGTGTGCCTGCTGGTGCCATCCAAGGATAAGACACTGTATCAGAGCGAATTAGTGTTCGAAGCATTATGTGTGATGCTGGCTGAACAATTTCATTGCCGTCGAGGTCAAATGTCTTACATACTGGATAGAACACACCAGCATATGGGTCTGCACTGCGTAGGTCGTCTGAACCAGTGCCAGTTGCCCATGCAGTGATATCAGTTGGGTTATCTGACAAGCGCATTGGGCTATCACCAACGATGAATGCTGTGTTTCTGCGCTCATTGTTTAGTGAAACCATTGTGGGAATTAGCTCTGGGTATCCGGGAGCAGCCATTAGGTTGAACTGACGCTGTTCTTCGCGGATATCAGTGTTGGAGTCTAGTGCACGACGCATTGAGGCAACAACGATCTGCCGAACTGCTTGGCGACCCATGTATGGGCTACCATCATTGCGAAGGCCAACAGTTGAAACCCATGCATTGCGTTGTGCTGGTAGCTCGCCTTCAAACACATCAGGATTGAACCAGTTCTTGCGATATGTCTTGACATTGAAGCTTGAACGGCGTGTGTTGAACAGCAATGTGCCCGCTGGGTAGAGCAATGGATTTGGAGCATCTAGGTCTAGATAGTTAGATGCCAACAGTGATGTGATTGGTGGAATTGCATCATTGATTGGATCAATGTTACCATTGTTGCCCCAACGAGCATCAGCGAACAATACGCCATTTTCTGTTGTTTGATCTGAGTTGTCAAGCAATACCCATGCTGGTTCACCATTGGCGATTTCCCAACGACGAATAACTGGATAATTTTCTAGATCACTGGTGTCAATCCAAAGATCACCATAAACCAACTGTGTGCCATCGCTTTGTGTTGTTGGTGCTGATGCAGCGAAGATTGGACCGGCTGGGTCAGTGGTCAATAGGTTGAAGCCACGGATGTCATTTAGAACAGTGCGATAGCCCTTCCATTCGTTGCCATCATTGATCATGATGTCAGCTTCACCAATAGCGGTATAATACCAGTATGCGCCGTCTAGTGGCTCAAAGCCGGGAGCAAATGGGCTAGCTGAGTAATTTAGAACGTCCCAGTTTGTGACAATAACTTCATTTGGTGCAACACCTGCACGAACACCAGTTACGCCAACAATAAAGCCTGCATCAGCGATTGGAGTTCCTAATGTGTCGATTAGCTGAATTGTTCCGCCTTGGAGGTGAATAATGTCGATGCCACCGATTGAATTAACTTCAGCCTTGACGTTGTTGAAGCCTGCGCCGTTGAATGATGTTACAAATTCGAATGCGCTGGTGCCACTGAGTGTTACTTCAATTGGAGTGCTCATCATCGCTGATGTGCGGTTGCTTACTGACATTGTGAACTTATCGCCAACATTAAATGTTGGGTTAATATTCAGACCTGAAACGCGAGTTTCACCAGCTAGGATTCGCTCGTATAGCTTGAATGTCATTGTGCTATTTTCTAGTGCATCAAACTGTGCATATACTGATCCAGTTGGGATTGATAGGCCACCACCGGCTGGGTCAATAGTGCGGTTTGCTTCTGCATCATCACGATACACGCCAACTGTTACATCCATATAACGACGTTCAGTTGCATTCCACTTCTTGAGTGAGAACTGTGTTCCTTGGTTTACAGCAGTAGTCTTGTTCCAGATTGAACCTGTTGGGCGTGGAATATCATCAGATGACTTCCAACGTGGAATAACAGTGTGTGGTGACTGCTGAAGTTGTGGGATGTAATAGATGTCTGAATCTATACCTAGTTCATCTAGTAGTGCGCCTGAATCTTCATCAAAAATATCAACTGCGCCATCAAGTGCGTTGCTGTTTGCATAAAGTTCGAAACGACCGTTGGTTGCCTTGGCGATTACACCAGTAATTGCAGCACTGTTGACGGCAGTAACTAATTCAGCAACAGTTGTTCCGGTTAGGGTAACAGATGTGCCATTGATGCTGATTACTGACCCAGATGTTAGAACTGGGTTAACGATTGTTGCACGCACAACTGGGTTTGATGCAATCCACTCATCACTGCCAACTAGAACCCATGCATTTTCATAGTTCTTGTAGTAGACTGGGTTTGATGCATTGGTTGTAACAACTGCATAGTTACCGGGAATACCAATTGAAGACAGTGGAACACCTGCATCTGTGTCGGCTGCACTGGTAATAACGATTGGCTGAATTGCTGAGAATGTGCCGGGTGTGCCAAATGTGCGATCAGTAACGATAAAGTCATTTGACTCAGTGGTTAGTGAACTGCTGCTTTCAGTAGCTAGGAATGTATACCATGACTGCTGACCATACCACTCAAAAATACCCCAACTGGTATTAGCTGTATCTAGCCAGTATGAGTTGTTTAGTGGTGCGCCAGTGGGACGGGCTACACGCGCTGTTAGGTCTGCTAGATTTACATCTGCACGGATAACGAATGCACGGCTTGAAACTCCAAGAACTGAATAAGCAGCCATTAGGCCGTATTCATTTAGCTCATAACCGTTGATTGGTGTTCCTGATGAAGTGCGGTAAAAGAATGGTGTCCCGAAAAGATTAACTAGCTCGCGCTGGCTGGTAACCAAGAATACTTCATTCGCATTTTCTGCAAGTGTTCCAATCGCAACTTGTGTTCCACCGGGAATTGCCTTGTTTTCGGCAGTGGCGATAACTACAAGTGGCACTGAACTATCTGGAGCAGATAGGTATTGACTTTCTTCAATAACCGATACTTGAACTCCGGGTGAAATTAATGACATAGTGTGATCCTCTTAAAAGTTTGAATTTCTTATTTTATTTAGCTAATTTGAGGAAAACACCCTTAATTTGACCACCTTTATGAAGGTTTTGCCCTAAATATACGCATGTCATCTAGGCCATTATGCACCCACTGCAATCAAAACTTATGTGCAGTTAACTATGTCAGAAATGACAAGACATATTATCGTTCTGCGTGTATGAAATGCATAGGCCGAAGACGGCATAAAAAAATCCCACAGGCCAAATGGCAGCTTGCGGGATACACAAAGAAACCTACATGTGATCGTTGTTCTTTTAGAGCGAAATACAAATCTCAACTATTGGTTTATCATATAGATGGAAACCTCAATAACTGTGCTTTTACTAACCTCAGAACCATTTGCTTGAACTGTGCAGAAGAAGTCAGCAGACAAGAACCTACATGGGCTGTAAGTGGCCTAAAAAGAGATTTGTAGCATTTTTGAGGTGGTTTAGATCGCCGTCATTATCAATTACTGTTTGGTTACCCACTCCTACCCATTTCCATTCTGAATCGTGAACACCTAGTGCTTTCATC